TGGTATTATATCACAAGTCTAGACTGTTTCCCATGTCTTATTAACAGTGTTCCATATATAGAGATTACTTGTGTCTTCTCCATAGTAAACTTGAATCTGAGTTCCTCCGTCTGTTGGTCTATCTGATAATAGACCCCTAAATATTATGTGTCCCTCTGCAATATTACGTTGTTTAATGATATCAGGCAACAAATCACTAGAATGAAGCGTCCTTATGGTAGTAGGTGCTTGTTCTTCTAACTTCTTCTCAAATATATTGGTGTTATCACGTTCTCCTACCACTGCTTTGCTCCTTCTCTACCTCAAGAGTAATTCCTAGTAGTGTAGGTGATGTGCTACTGGTTGTTTTTAAATCACACGATGCTTGAATCTCTTTCATTCTTTGGGATATAACATATCTAACTTCTTTAGCTCCGACCGTATCTTCATATTCTCCAGTGTGCCAGTCATCTTCTCTATCTGCTTTGTACTTAACTCTTACACTCTCACCATCTTTAAGGGCTTCAAAATCTGCTCTTAATATGAGTGGATAATCATCATCACTAATCTCTCCAAGGTCACTAATAAGCATTTCTACAGTGCCATCTTCGTATGGGTCGTTTGTGACTGATATTTTGTCTATACCGTATGAGTTTTGGTTTTGCCATCCCACATATAGATCTTGTCCTGATGGGAATACCATACTTGTTTTTACTTCACTAGATGTCTGTTCTCCTAGTGATGTAGGATAATCAAACCCCAGTGATATTGGGTAGTTTCTTTGTGCTGTGCCTATTGAGTAAACACCTTTTTGTATTTCTTCTGAATCAGTGCCAAGACTCATACTAAGATGTATATTGGTTCTCCACATAGCCATTCCACCAGGTGCTATCTCTACAAACTTATCTCTGGTAACCTTTGGTACTTTATGGAACTTTTGTGCAGCTCCTCCTCCAGAGTAAACTAGTATTTCGCCTGTATAGCCTGCTACGATAAACAATACATCTTGTGTGCCAAACATAGCATTTACACCACCTTCGGGAACTACAATTGAGTGATTATATGTTTTATTGATGCCATCCCAAAAGAATACTCTTCCATCATCAAAATCAGTTATCTCATCACCCTTCCAGCAACCAATAGCTACAAACTCCCTCCAATATGCTAGGGATCTAACCCTGTACTCAGATGGGAATACTAATTTATGTGGTTCATATACATCACCAGCCTGGAACTTAGCTAAATATCTTTCATTACCAATTACCATAAAGTCTAGATGCGGTGTTATTGGATGATATTTATCACTTACTAAAAATTGATAGTGAGTTCTAAATCTTGCTGTCTCTAGGTCTGATACGGTGCTAGTTACAACTTTACCATCTGCCACAGTACTTGTTAAGTGGAAATGATACGAAGCTCCTAATATTGGTCTCCACACATCATCAAAAATGAACTCATAGAACCCAGTGTTTAGGTCGCCATTAACTACTGTTTGTGTTGCTACTGCTCTATTAAGTGAATCATGAACCGTTACAGTCCAGTCACCAGTTCCTATTGTGTCTATCTCTACCATCACACTTGTTTGAGGGTCTTTATCTGGTACAAATGTTTGTCTAGCTGTTGCTGTTTCATCTATGGATACTGGTAGTGTATATAGTTGTCCTGAACCATCATAGATTTGGTCTTGATCTCGTCTTGAGCTAAGACCACTAAATGGTACATCCACACTATAAGTTGGTGTGTTTACACCAGTCATATTATTAGCTGTTACATTGGTTTGTGAGTCAGTTAGATCATCTTCAAACTCATAGTAAGCTACTAAGTTTGCCTCAGTTCCAATCATTGGTTTGTTATTGTGATTTACTAGCTCTGATGTAGTTCTTTGGTCATTCCAGATACGAACGTCATCAATTAAGCCATCATAATAGTTTTGAGGGTTACCTGAACCATCAAAGTCTGCTCCTATGGCTGTGCTTGATGTAGAATTATAAATAGATGTTAGTGATCCTTTTTTAGTTCCCAATGTATTACCACCAATAAAGGCTTCTGCTGTTGATAGTAAGTCGTTCCATTTTATTTGATATCTTCTCCAAGTAGATGTGTTTATCTTTCCTGTAATATCCCATGCATATATATCGCTATTAGCTCCAGTGCTTGATATGTGTAATCTTAGCGTATAACCATCTCCAGCTCCTAGATTGTTATCTTGATATTTTGAGTATCCTGGTAAACTAGTTCCTGTAACTGATGTTAGATATCCTACTGCTATTCTACCGTTGCCACCATTACCACCAACCGCATCTCCTGCTAGTGGTATTGATCCATACCCGCCCCTTGCGAGTGTCCTTGATGTTCCTATATTTCCTGTTTGTAATAAGTATAGTATTGATCCACCTGAGCCACCACCTTGTCCACCAGATGTGAGTAATGCTTGTCCCTCTAGTATTGTGTTGACATCTCCATCTGTTCCTTCTGATACTACATATCCACCTGCTCCAAATGATACAGTTGTTGAGAATATACCCAAGCTGGCACCACCATATCCTCCACGCTTAACACCAGTGACATCATTATCTTTCACCTTACCACCACCACCACCACCAGATCCCAGGTGTATTGATGAGAGTAAGTTATCTCCATAAACCACTCCTGTTCCTCCAGCTACAAGACCAGTTCTATATTGAGTATTTGTGAAGCCACCGTTGGTGCCAGCTGATCCATATGATCCACCACCACCGCCAGTGCCACTTCCACCATCGTGTTCTCTACTACCATTACCACCAGCTCCACCACCGCCATTAACTACTCCAGCTGGAGATTGTGTTAATGATGTGTCATCGCCGAAGGTGTGTCCAAATGGTAAGAAGTATCCTGCTTGTGATTCACCTGACTCACCAGTCACCTTATCATCTGCTCCTTCATAACTATCATCATAAAATCTACCACCTCTAAAACCACGACCTGAGCCGTTGACTGAGCCGTTGATTGTAGAACCAGCGTTTGCATACCATCTTAGATATCCACCCTTTAATCCATCCCATGCTTTTGAATAGTATGAAAATCCTGCTCCTATTACTACTGTTGTGTGTTGTTTGATTACTCTTACTTGAGCTTTATTGGCATCACTCACTGTTGCACTATGAACAGGTGAGAATGTAAGGGGTTCTAGAAGATTGAGTGTGCCCGATGAATAACTGACTACATCTACTAGTTGCCTTTGACCTGCTCCAGTACCACGAGTCTGATATATGCCCACCTTATCACCTGGCTGAATACTACTGAAAGATGCGTGTTCGTTGCTTACAGTTAGAATAGTTGATCCCTTAGTACCTGTACAATTAGCATCAATTGGGTCTTCTGTGGTGTTACCTGTAATAGATAAAGCTCCATCTCTACCATCTCCGAAGAAATCTACTGATCCTATTACATCCATCTTATAGCTTCTCTGATCTGATTGTTCTGTCCATTTTGATACTATTACATATTCTTCATTTAGCGTTGCATCTGGCAAGCTCTCAAACTTAGTATAAGCCTCTATAGTTAGATCACTTGTTATTGACAAACTAGAAGTATCTGTTACATATGCATATTGCGAGCTACTTAGCTCTAGGTTGAGTGATTTAGTGTTTAATGGCTCTCCTGAGTCTGATCCCATAAAATCGTCATAGAATTTTGCTTCTGTGCAAGCATCAAGCATACGACCTAGGGTAGTATCTTGAGCATAATACAAGGCTCTGTCTCCTGTAAAGTAAGCCATTCCATTACCAGTAGAATCTGGAGCCGTATGAACTAACTCCCAATCTATTTCTTTTTGATAAATATTTCCAGTATTTCCATAAGAGAATGTTCTACTACAAGCCCTAGCTCCCCACATTGGAAGGTCTTTAACTATTGTGCCTGAGTCTATTTCTGCTCGTGGATTTAATACAACTTTCTTTGGGTCTGACCTATGATCTATAGCACGACCGAAAGCATAAGAGTTTTGAAGTCCTTCTTTAGTTGAGAATGATATCCCAGAAGCAAAGCTAGTTTGTGAACCAATTTGTTTAGGCATAATTTAAGATGCTGGACTCAAGGTAGTAGCCCAAACTTCATCCCTCCAGTTATTTACTATGTTTGATTTATGAAGTGTGTTTAATTGAGTGTTTGATCTACCTGTATTCTTATATCTGTTGATTATCCCGAGTACTCCACCCTGTATTCCACCACCCCTACGTGTGTTGTTGTAATCACCTGTGTAAAAGTAGTTGAGTAGTGTTTGTGCTTGTTGTCCATCACGCCTCACAGTTGCATAGTAATTAGCGGCTGCTCTAAATGGTATATATTCGTGCATTTCCTCTGGTATCTCTGGAGATTCTCCTATAGTGAATGTTGACCCAGATACAGATGGTTGTTGAAATGATGTCTCGAGTGTAAGTGATGTGGTGCTGTTATATGTGGCTATTTTATACCACCTTCCATTAGCTCCAGCTCTAAGCCATCTTCCAACCATATCTGATGTGAACTCTGTGCTAGTTCCTGTAACTGTTGTTGAGTTATTAGCTATTGCTATGGTTCCATCAACATAATCAGTTACTGTTAATCTTCTTGGTAAGTAGTTACCTGTGATAGTTCCAACTTGAACCCCACTTGGCTTAGGATATATTCCAAAGTCGGACTGTCTCATGAAGTAGTATTGTGGTATGTCACTAGAAGTTATATCTAGCTGTTGAAATCTATCCCATAAAGCCTGTGAGTTGATTGGTTTTAGTGGATAGTTTATGTCACCCACTGCGACAGTTATTGATTCTACAGTAAGTAATCCTGGTGGCTTGTGATAATAAACTTGATCTATTACCGTGCTAAACGTACTGGGGATGGGTTGTGTTTTATAGTTTTGTATTAGTGAGAATAGGTATTGAACAGTGTTGTTTATTTGACCGTTAATGAAAGATCTACTATCTGATAGATTTGTAGCACTAGTTGTACTGTCATCTATACATAGATCTTGTGTAGTTTGTAGTAGTGTTGTAGATGTTTCTCTCATGTTTAGTTTCTGTTTATTGCCATTGTTTAATATTCTGCACTTAATCCTAGAGTTCCATTTATTACATAAGAATCACCAGAGCTAGATGATGTTACTGATAATCTAAACCCATCAGCTCTTACACTATCTATAGATACAGAAGCATTACTTGAAGACCCAGCAGAAATTATTGTAGCTGATGGTGCTTTTCTCATGTGTGTCTTATATCCCATACTACTTCCATGTATTTGAGACCCCCCAGCCATATGTGATCTATGCCCATATGTAATTAACTGATAGTATCTTTCACATCTGGCTTGTTCATCTGCAACTAGTGGTGGATTATATGGCAGTGATGTAACACCCGTATTCACCTGTATCCAATCTGTATCAATCGTGACTGCTCCTGGATTATGTAGATTTGCATCTCCGACTGCAACTCCTGCGGTTGCACCCCACATATATCTTAAATCTAATTGAAATATGCTGGAATTCTCATCTGTTCCAAATGTTTTACCAGACAATGTGTTAGTCGTAAATGTATGTTCATATTCTGCAAAAGACGTAGTTAATGTAAAAGTTGTTCCAGTTAATACTTCTGCGGAACTAGGACTGCCACCAGTTCCATAGTTTTGACCTGCGTTAATACCAACTACAGTTCCATTAACACTTGCTCTTAATCTGAATTTAACAGTAATAGACTTACCATCACCACATAATTTTCTCACACCATCCTCAATGTATCTCCTAGTGAGAATAGTGGCGTTAACTCCTGGAGATGTCATTGCTCCAGTTAATTCTACGGAATGATAATATGTTGATCCATCTTCCTGTCCTGGAGTATGAGCTTCTCTGGAAATATTAACAATTGCTGATGTTCCACCATCTGGTATTACAAAATCTTTATTATTATCAGCTAAATATGCAACTTGACTTGACCCACTTGATGCAAATACTTGTGATGTGCCTCTCTGCCATATGTCAAAATTGCTGTTTAGCAGTGGGTTTCTATACATTCCAGATGTGTTTATACCAACATTACCAGCTCCGAATGTTTTATTGGTAAGTGTTTGAGTACCAGTTAGTGTAACCACATCACCAGTTGGGGAGTTAATAACTGGACTTGTTAGTGTTTTATTTGTAAGTGTTTGAGTTCCTACTAGTGTTGCTACGCTTTCGTCATCTGTGCCTGCTGTGCCAACTCTAAAGTCATCATCTGTTTTGAGTACGTTAGCGCTCTCTCTGTATAGGTTTGTGTCGTAAGTTCCTGCACTATCGCCCCATTCCATTTTATAGAGTCCATTAAAGAATCTTAGGTTAGTTGAGGTTCCACCATCACCATTTATGATGAGTAGTTGGTCTATAGTTAGTTCTGAATCTGTTTGAAACTTAGCCACATCTGTTCTCCAGATAGCCACATCATCACCAAAATTAAGTGAGTTGGTTACTGTTGTACCTTCTGTAATTGTTATTTTATCTGGGGTTATCTCTGGTTCACTAGTATCTATAGCTGTATCTAGAGCGTTTAAGATAGCTGCTAGACCATCGCCTCCACCCATAGTTCCTAGTGGGTCTGTTGGTACTACTGGTGCTGTAATTACACTCATGATGCTTCCTGTTCTGTAAATGTTGTTGTTTTGATTGATAGCTTACCACTAATATAATCACCTTGTGTTGAGTCAAAACCGTTAGCTAGTACTATTGTGCTGTTAGCCAGTACTGTGGAGCTATCGGCTTGTATTAAGTGGTTGTTGTAGTCGGTGCTATTTATTGACATAAAAAAACCACCCCCGAAGGAGTGGATGTTATTTAATCCTATGGTTATTATATCACTTATTTACTTTTTTTAGTAGATGTTTTGGTTACGGGCTTAATAACTGGCTTCTTTAGTTCTTCTATCTCATCCATAAATAAGAACATAACTTCCATTACCTTCTTATTATCGAACTTACCTCTGCGGTCTAAATCTCTAACTATAGCCTTTGTTGAGTCACCATCACTATAAATAACGTCAAATATTTGAAGTATTTTGTCTCTAAGCTTTGTCATTGGACTCCTCATATGGTTTATCTGCTAATCCTGAGTTTTCTAGTATGTCACTCATTGAATTACCTGTCATTACTGGAATATCATCGCCTGGATCTGCAATTGATTCACCACCATATTTTTGAACAACACCGAGCCATAGCTTAGGGAATAGTTCACCCCAAGTCTTTTTGTCGTTTGTTCTAACTAATTCTGTTTCTTGTATGTGTAGTTGTTCTGCTTTAGGTAGCATTCTAATTTCTGGTTTTCTCTTATCCCATTGCTTTTGAGCCATCTTATTTATCATCTGTTCTATCATCTTCTTAACATAACGTTGTGCAAGATATCTAGGAACATCATTGTTTCCTTTACCTTTACCTAGGTCTTTTTGTATCTTTGGTACTATTACACGTTGTCTAGCTGGACCATATTTATCATCCCAAAATACAAAATCCTCTGATGTGGGGTTATGTACTTTGATTATGTCAAGAGATCTCATTCTACGTTCTCTCTTATCCATTGATCTATTCTTAGACATATGAAGCCTTTATAACTAGTGTTGGTTTCTCCAACTTAATAATTCCGTGTTTAGTTGTAATCGTACCCTCTAACACATCAAAATCTAGTTTGAGGTTGTTGTCTTTGAGTAGTTTTGTGTGGAGTTCGTTAGCGTCTAGTTCTGTGCTATATACAACTGGTTCATCAATTATAGTTTCTTCAAACTCTTCCTTGAGTTCTTCATCTACCTTTACCTGTTTGTTTTTCTTATATCTTTTATCTGGGGAACCGTCTTTGTTTGTACGCATATATGTATTATACCACAGCCTAATTCTGTGCATTTATTTGTGCCTGTAATCTATCCTGTTTCTTTTTAAGTGATTTTGATCTTATATCTAAATCTCTTTGTTTATCCCTAGCATTCTGTTTGTCCTTCTCCACGATAATCTCTCTTTCCTCTATATCACTCTCTCTAACCTCAATTAGTTTTTCTTTAGCCTTTAATTGTTTCTGTTTCTTCTCTAAATCCTCTATTTTATCCTCACGACTATCTAAAGCCTTCTGTTGTATCTTCATTTCATCTCTATCATCATCAGATTGCGCTTTAATACTCTTTGCGAGCTTTAACATCTTCTCAACTCTATCAACTTCCTTGCCATACATACTACTCTTGTCAAGAAAAGCCGATTCTCGGGCTGTAAGCTTCTCTCTCTCGAGTACTAACTGCTTTTTCTTAGCTTCTAGTGTTAATTCATCTTTACTAACGTTATTTTCACGTAAATCTAGCTGTTCTACAATTTGTTTAAGGCTGGAGATGGTTTGTTTAAGGTCAATCATTGAAGATTATCCTTCGTGCTTTAGACATTTCATAGTTCTCACCCTTAGTATCCATGTAGGCATCTATTAAATGCTTCCCTAAATGATTAGCTAGGTATGTTGGATACTTTTTATTCTCTTTTGAGGGTATGGTGTATGGTTTACCATCATACTTCCAAATAAAGTCTTTGTTTAGTGGATTGAATATTAGAACGTCTTTTTTATTATCACGCTCTATTTCTTTATTGATGTCTATTATATCCATGTATGTATTATACCACTAAAAAAGCCCCCTCGTTAGAAGGGGCTTAGTTATAGTTTAAGCTCTATAGTGCTGTAGTTCTACTAACTTCATACATGTTAGTTCCGTCTGACCAGAACTTAACTACGAAGTATTTAGCATCTGCAGTACCAGTTGCCAACGTTCCAGTGGATTTAAATCCTGTACCGAAAGTTAGTGTATAACTGGTTGTTCCAGAAGTTAAGACGAGTAAAGTGATCTCTTGATCTTTTACTGCACCTGTAACTGACAATGTTTCTGTCTCACCTGGGGTGAGTGTGAAAACATTACCTGCGGAAGCATCAACTGCTGGTGTTGCACCTGCTGTCAAAGCTACTGTCTGTAGTGGTGAAATTGTCATAGTTTCCTTTCACTATAGTTTTTAAGCTATAGAAGTAATTCCTGTTAGTTTACCGTTTCTTCTTGGCTGATCTGACCATAGCTGACCAAATAAGTAGAATCTAGAGATAATACCTGCTTTAGTTGGCATTATGTCTTTTGCTTGATAGAAGAATCCGTGGTATTTGGTTGGACCTTGTGAGGCTTGACCTTCTACTACTTTACCCTTACCTAGCTTAACAGGTGAGATGAATTCCTTAAATGATTTAGGAACTCTTGTTCTACCTGCCCAGTGGATGTAGTTTTCATTCAACATGTAAAGAACACCTGCTGTTGAGCGTTTATCTCTAATGATTGGAATACCACTGTAAGTGTTTACTCCACCAAATCCCATGTCGACTCCTGAAGCATCAGATGCGGTTGGATACATACCACTAATAGATAGTGATTGTTGATTGTATCTAACAACTGGTGTTAGGAATTGTTCATAGAGGTCTGCAATTGTGTCATTAGTACAAATGAGTGTTGGGTTCTCTTTTGGACCACTGTCGCTAATTGTAGATTTTAGAGTTGCTAGTTTAGCTAGAGTCATGGCACCACCAGAAGCGGTTACTGTTGCATCTAAGCTGTCATAGCTTGCTCTTGTTTGACCACCATAAGTTGCGAGGTTAGTACCATCATCAACTATTTCTTCCAAGGAAAGAGGTTGGTCACTTCCTGGAGTAGCATCAAAAAGTGCCAATGAAAGACCTTCTACAGTCTCGTTAAGGGCATCTTCGTATTCGAATGCTGGGTAATCGACATCTTCTCCATCGCCTTCTCTTGCGAATGAGTCAGTCATGATTTCTACCATAGGCATAGAAGCGTGAGCGTCATTAAACTGAAGCTGTATCACTACATTCTCTGCACTGGAATTGAGGGTATCTAAACCTTCAAACCATTGGAATTGTGATCTTCCAGAAATCTTAATATCTTTTATGATGGTTGGTTGTTCACCACGTCCATCACCACTAAATTGTTTACCGTTATAAAGTAAACGAGAAGCCAACATTGGATAGTTCAAAATTCCATCGACAACAGTAGCGGCTGCTCTTGCTGTAGAAAAATTATAAACGTTGGAACCTACCGCTGTGCGGGAAGGTGTTAATGATCCATCTGCCATATTTCCTTTCAAATAATTTGTATTTGGACATAAAAAAACCACCCCGTAAAGGGTGGATGTCTTTAATCCTAATTTGTATTATATCATACTTTCCTAAAAACCAAACATCTCTCGTCTCTTGGCTTTTATCTCATCGTATGTGTAATCATCTTTACTCTTTTTAGATGCTGGTGTTGAAGGCCTGCCACCTAATACGGGTGCTTTTGCTCCTGCTGGTAACTTTTCATAGTCTTCATAAAATGCAACCTTAGTGCTCTTGCCTGATTGTTGTACAGTATTCATTAGTTTCTTACGAGCCACTAAGCCTTCATCATTATCTATCTGTTCTTGTGTGAGTTTTTGACCCTTGTTTACCATCTCTTTAATATCATCAGCCATCTTTGGCATCTTGCCTTGTTCCATTAAACTATACCAGTCGCTATCAAAACTCTTACGTCTATCCTCCATTGATTTTAGATCCTGTTGTCTCTTGTCTTCTTCACGCTTAGTTCTTGCTTCTTGTTCTGCTACTCTGCTATTTTCAACTTCTTTTTTATATGCTTCAATCTTAGCATCTGCACGTCTATCACTCTCTGCGAACATTTCACTATAATTATCAGGTTGTTTTTTACCCCTACTTTCCCATGAGAATTTCTCTTTATCATCTGTGAGGCTAGAAACTAGAGCGTTCTTTGCTTCTTGAATAGCTTCTTGTTTAACCTCCTGCTTATATGCTTCTCTTTTATCGTTGTCGAGCTTGTCAAAGGCGTCGGAGGCGTTTTGGTTTGTCATATGTGGTTATTATATCACACTAAACTTGTGGGGGAGGTGGTGGTGGTGCTTGACCTGGTGCTGGTGGCTGTCCACCTGGTGATGCTACCATTGCTTGTTGTGTTGCTGGACCTGCTTCTTCTGGTGTTGGTTTATCCATTAAGTACTGTTGCATATACATCTGTGGGCTACCTTGTGCCATCATTGCTCTCAATGCTCTCTCTTTAGGGTTACTCTGCTCTGTGTCCTCGTAGTAAGTGAGAGGGTCTCCAATACCCATTTTCATGTTCTCCATAGCCATACGCTTACGCATCATCTTGTCTACACCTGATGCTGACACCACAACTTCCATTCCATCATCTACCATATCTTGAGTTAGTTTGGCGTGTAGTACATCACCATCCTTACCCATGATGTGTCTCATGTGTGGTTTTGTGTAGAATAGTTTAACAAACTGTAGTGACCACTTAGCTTGCCACTCTGCACAAGCGTTAATAGTGTCCTCTACAATATCATCAATTATTCCAAAATCAGCTTCCCTTGCCATCTGTGACTCACCCAGTGTACTGTCTGGTTCTGATAGACCTCTACTTGTTGCACCGACTCCGATAATCTCAAAACCTTTTTGTCTATCTGTATCCATACTCCTATACTGTTGTTGTGTTGCTGGTTTCTGCTCTATGCGTGAGTGAACATTATTGATTGATTGACCCTGTGGAACGTTTATACCTAATACTTGATCAATGTCATATATGTTTACTGAATCTAGAGTATTTTGTGATATAGAGTTTGTATCAAAGATATCCTTGCCTCTACTTCTCATATTCATATCCTGAATAATTGCACCATTTTGATTGATTGAGTCTTGAAAATCCAACACCTGTTCAATTCTACTTGTCTCACCAACTGGATGCTCTCCCATGTTCTCATATACCATAAAGAAGTATGGTTTTTGTGGGTCTTGGAAGTAGTTATTGTATATAACTGAGTTATCTGATGGGTCTTCACCATTCTGAATATCAAAGGACATGAGTATGTCATCTATTGTGGCACTCTCTTTCTCTTTCATTGTTTTATTGAATGTTTTCTTTCTACCTTGATAGTCAAAGTATGGGTTCTTCATCTTTTGTAAAAGAGTGTGTCCATACATCCATATTACACCATCAATTCTTTCACTCTCTTGACCCTTACGCTCATACCAGTGAAACCAAACCTCTTGAATCTTAATAGGGGACGCCATGCGTTCTTCTGTATTATCATCTGAGTCTTTAATCCATCCATACTCCTCTAAGATCTCTAGTTCTTTATCTGGGAACATCATAATACATTCTTTTAGAGTCATCTTTGATGTCTCTGCTATAAATCTCATGTCATTAGCTTCACTAGTTGGACAGTTGTGATCCCAAACTATGTTGTCTGGGTGAACGTTTACAAATTCATAATCTCCAAACATTCCCTTCTCAGGATTCCAACGAGTTTTTACTACTGAATAATAATAGAGTGGTTCTTGCTTAATAGCTAAGCCAAGTAATTTACGATTAGATCTCTTCTTAGTGTCTGAGTTGATAACCTTTGATAGTAGTTCCGCTGTTTCCTTACTCTCTTGTGTTTCATTGCCAGCCTGCACTGTTAGATCTGGTAGTCTTGATAGCTCTATAGGTTTTTGTCTTGAAATACCTTCATAGACAATATTCTCTTTATAGTTAGCTGATTTGTTTGAAGCGTTGTATTGTTTTTGTCTACCCAAATAATAATCTTTGTTCTTCTGCTGTTTAGCGTATAAATCTTTCTCTGTGTAAAAGTCTATTGAAGCTCTAATATTACTTTTAAGAGTCCTCACCATGTCTTGCTCGTCAAGATCAAGATGTAGTGGGTCTATGATTTCATTAGGCTGAACTACTTCTTCGCTTGGTGATGGTATATCGTTTATCATATAAAAAAACCAGCCCTAAAAGACTGGATGTAGTTTATCCTTATCGTCATTATATCACATTCAACTTATAGATATTACCACACTTTTGACATTGAATAGTAAATGGAGATGTGTTCATGACTTGTGATAAATCATCTTCCACCACAGCTAGTATTCTATGTTGACTATATAAAAGAAACTTTCCACAGTTCAAACAATGGACTGCTCTACTCTCATCACTAGACACAAATAATATGGATATCTCATTGGGTATTATCCCATCCTTCTTTAATACACTTTTGATTGATTGTGTTTTTATACTCATAATTCTGTACTTTGCGATGACACATGTTGTCTCTACTTGACTAACTAATACTACCAAAGAATTCACTCGGATTTATTGTTGGCAGTCCTCTTTCATCTCTGCTAAGGTATTTTACCTTATCTTCATTCCTAGCAGAATATGATCCTGGTTTAACTGCTACAAACTTGACGTGCATAAGTCCATATCTACAGGCATCGTAGGGGTGATCTTCCATTCCAGTGTCTACATCTTCCACATTGTGCTCATCATATACTAGCATAGGAAGTGTTCTTATCAAGTGTTTACAGGTGCTGGTTATTTGCCAGTATGGTATTGTGTGTGGGTTACTAAGCCACTTGTGTACTACTGCTACACCACCTACTCTACCAGTTCTAGCGTTATTACCTTTAATCATGTTAAGCCAGTTTTCTCCATCATTAAGACGCTTCCACTCATTAACCATTAAGTTGCCAGGTAGTTGTGATGTTTCTGCTTTAGATCCAACCATAGCTGGGTCTGCTATACATAGTTTAGGTTTTATACCCATCTCGCTACAACTTCTATAGATTATTCTAGCCCATTCCTCTGGATCTTTACGATTACCACAAAACTCTTGATATGTTATTACTTGATGAAATGATTGTCCATCTGGTGTCTTGCTCTTTACCACTGTTGATAGATAAGCACTAAATGCTGACTCATGATGATCACTATAGCCCCAATCCATCCAAAGATAATGTGTTCCCTTCTTTGGTACTACTGGAGATATAACATGTTTAGCTCTACTAAACTCACTAAATACCTGACCTGCGAATCTATCCCAATCACCAAACCTCCATGCCATGTAAGTTTCATAGTCGTTTTCCTTTAATGATTCAATATTAGCTACATATGAAGGGTCATTAGTCATAAGAGTGGGATTATCATCCATTGTGGCTTGTATAAACACTCTAGACTTAGATACTCTTGAGCCATCTGGTAGATCGGTGTGATGCCAGATAGTAGTACCTGGTTCTTGTGGGTCTATGTATCTCTTCTTAACCCATTGATGACCTCTCCCACCTGGATTAGTTGTTAGGAAAACCCTTGGTTCTAAACCTGGAACTGTTGACCTACATGATGATAACAACCTAAGATACTGTCTCTCCTCTGCTATTTGAGTTAGCTCTTCAATTAAGACTCTGTGATACTCATGACCTTGATATTTAGTGTATGCTTGGTCGTCTTTGAGATGTCCTGTTCTAAATATTGCACCTGATGGAAATATAAACTCTGGTGGGTTACCGCGTTTGATTGCTCCTAGCTTGGTGTATAGTAGTGTTGCTCTATCTATCCAATCCTTTAGATCTTCGCTATTACGTCTTAGTACTAAAGCTCTTAAGTTGGGGTTGTGTACCTCACGCATAAGCCAGGCAAGACCAGCGTCTGTTTTACCACCGCCTCTAGCACCTATCCCCCATACAACGTCTCAAACTCTGTTCTTTTAAGAGAGTTAGTCTGTGGTCCTTCGTGTGGTGTCCAGATTATTTTTGTTTGATCTTGCATGGGGATTTATATTTACCTCCTTTCGAGCCAGCGCTTATGAATATTTAGGTTTACATTCATTCTGTCGTGGTCTTTTTTATTCATTAACTCTAAGTTCTTAATATTGTTGTTGAGTGTATTCCCATCAATATGATGAACAATCTCACTTCTATCTAAAAGTCTCCCAATATGTTTTTCCATAACAAGTCTATGTTCTCTAATATATCCTGCTTTTGTTGAATTTGGATGATTTGGTAAGTGAATTAGTTTATATCTACTTCCACCAGCTCTTGATTTTGTATACCTCCATCCCTTTATGTTCCATGGCTTACTACCTTTTTTAATCTCAGTTTCTGGTGATAATCTTTGTCCTGGCTTAATTAGTGTTTTTTTATCACTACACTTCCTGGAGCAATATTTTCCCCTACCAATCTTTATCTTGCTTTGATATGTTTGGAAGTCTTTACCACAATAACATGTTTTTTTTATTGACATAAATACTATTTTACCACCACCTGCTGTGTCTGTATATAAGAACTATTGTTTTTTATCAATTTCTAATTTGTTTTCTGCTGGGAGTCCAATGACATACTGTAAATTCACTTTCAAATTACCATCAACTTCTTGAGATTTAAGATCTGGTAAAACCTTATTGATTATTGTTTTAGCTGCTCCCAATCTTGCGTTATCGTTATTACTAGTTCTCATCACATCTACACAAATATCTAGTGCCTCTTGAAAGTGTGCTGATGCTTTTTGATAAGCTCTATTCTTACTAATAGGCTTAGTTGCCTTTGATACTACTTTCTTCTCTGGTAGGTTGCTCTTTTTTGCCATTATTCCTCAAGCAGTGCGTGTTCTGCTTTAATAACTACTAATACATCTTCTTCTTCTCTTATTGATATTCTTGTAGCGTTTGAATTGAAGTACACTGATTTACCTAGCATGTCTTTGTTAAGCTTCTCACCTACTGACAATACTTTACCCTTAAAGTAATTGACTGGGTCTTGTTTAACTATGATGCCTGAAACTGTTTTATCTTTTGGTTCTTTAACCCTTAAGAGTAAGTAGTCGTTTAATGCTTTCATTTTGATTCTTTCCTAAGTTTATCTAGCTCTTCTTTAAACTCTATATTGTAAGGCTTATTACCTCGTAACATCCTACTTATATTTATCTTTAATTTTTCCCATAAAGAAGAATTGAGCCATATTTTATTTGTTTCCATTGACCAAAAATCGTTAATAGTCATTGGTTGTTGTGATAATGTTTTAACGTTCTTGTGAAGTTCTGCTAATTCTCCGAGGGTAATACTTGACATCATTTAACATCTACCTTTACAACTAACTCTACACCCATATATACAGGTGCTTTGTAATTCTTTGTTGTTGGGATGTTTAAGTTTTTAGCTACTTGAGTGCGTTGTTCGTCGAACCATTCTATAACCTCTTTGGTTACATATACCTGTTCGATGTTTTCTGTGAAATGTTTTGTCAGGGCTATATATTCCTGGAGTTGTTGTAATGAATATTTAGGGGGGGTTTGTGGTTTATTCATAGGTATATTATATCACACTTCTAACCCACATCACCTTTCCATACGTTCTTAGCGTTCTTGTGTTGTTGTTGTGTTATTACACCTGCTTTTACCATACCTCTTGATATCTCTGGGTTAGCATCTCTATATTCTTTACTAAAGTTTCCTTCCCTATATGGTTGGTATAGTTCGTTTTTAAATTGTTTTCTACCTTCTCTTATCATATCTGATGTAAACTCATATGGCTTACCCATTGGCTTTCTACTTTTAAAGCAATTACTACAATCACAAGCCATTTTTATACCACCTATAGTCATGTATTTATCTGTAATCTCATCACACTTAGGGCATTTGTTAGTTATGTTCATGATTTTACTAAGTCCCCTATACCACCTGGTCTATTCCACTCATCATCTAGAGCTTTATCACCACTCTTTTCATACTCAAAATCTTCTTGTGTTTTGAATGGTATTACTCCAGCTTTTGGTTTTTTCTTTAACTTGTGCTTCATCTCGATCACTTTCTGCTCTATCTCATTAGTGTGGGAGTATCTGCCTATAAAATAAAATACTATTGCTGTTATGAGTGTGCCAATCACGAGTTTAATCCTCTTCTCTTATAAACCTTAGTTATACACTCTTTAGATCCACAGGTTGATCTACTCCAGTGTTTCTTTTCTTTTTTACAGAATTCGCAAGTCCCTTTACGTATTGCATTCTTAGGTGTTACATTGGGTGGTTTCATATCTCTTATCTTTTTAGGTACACGCAGTTGTGTTCTACCTGTGGGAGATACCTTTAAGTACTTTTCAATCTTGTTATAATCCTTTGAGTCATAGAGTAATCTATTGTTGTGATCTCTGCCGACGTCTTGAAATTTAAGAGATACTATCCAGCGTTTACCCAGTGCTGTAGTCACTCCATATAGTTTTGCTATGTCTATGTTATTTTTTGTCATTGCTCCTTTAATGCTTTGTTTCTATCTTCCCATGAAACTCTGATTGTCTTACCTGAAAAATCCTTAACCTCAACGACTATATCAAACATGTCGTCACCTATAATTTTCATGCACTCATTAAAGATCTGGTCATAGTGATTTTGTACTACTTCTTCGATTGTTTTATTTGTCATCTATACCCTCTATTATACTATTATTATGCTCATGTATCAATGCTAACTCGACTACAAACTGTAAGAACTGACCATAATCTAGGTCGAGTGTGTTCTCAACAACCCAGTCTCTAATTTCTTGTAGTTCTTTTTCACTTATTCTTTTTTCCATCTTTCTAACTCTAACTCAAACATCTTAATTATTTTTTTAAGTTTTTCATCATCTAGATGTACTAGATTTTCTTATACTTCTTCCAACATATTTCTTATGTATCCTCTCATACTCATGCGTCCCTTTCTTTCTCATCTAATTCAATATTATTTGATATTTGTAACCACATCTGCTTTAAAATCTCTATATCATTGGGTGTTAAGTGCTCACCCTTTAAGTGTACTTCCATGATTCCATTGTCTGTTTCTACTTCCATATATCCTTTCTTATTTCTAAACCCCACGAATTCGTGTGGTTATGGTTGTATTTGGTTTACTAAACTTGTTATTGTAGCTTGTAACTCTATATTTGTTGGTGTTGGTGTAGTCATCGGAGTAGGTGTTTCTGGTACTGGTGTAGCAATGAGTGCCTCATAAGCTCGTGTTACCTCAAGTACTGCCTCTACTTGTTCATGATTTTGATTAAGCCAATCCCCTATATCTGCTATGATATATACCACCCCTATTGCGATTACTCCTAGAATGAATAGACCTATTGCTATTTCTACTAGTGCTAACCCTTGTTCGTTTTCTGGTGTTTTCATATATCTTTCTTTAGTGTTTGGTACATAGACTTACTACAATAAGCACATTTTAATGTTGTTATATCACCTGGACAGCTTAAATGCTCATGATGACACTTTTCATCATTGGTGCGATATGTTGTAGAAACATCATCAACCTCATTCTCTGTGGCAATATCTGAATCTTCTCTATCAAAACTAGGGCTTATTCTAAAAAATACGTCCAGTGTTTGATACCAGTGGTTTTCTATTTTTACCCATAAGCTTTTTGTTTCCTTAAAGTTTTTAACTTTCATCCCTCCACCTCCATTTTGTTTTTATTTAATCCTCTTACTAAAGTGTTAAGTGCTTCTTCCAAAGTCCAACCAAGAATGTTTATTCTAGACCAGATAGTAGCTCTTTTTATTCCAGTTAATTCAGATATTTCTGTTAAAGTTCTACTTTTCCCATTATATTTATGTAAGATATTATCTCTTCTATTTCTGTTTTGTTCTTTTCTAGTAGCCCACCTACAGTTATCTTTTGAATATCCTTTGTTGTTATCTATTCTATCTAGCGAGTAATTTTTACCTGGCTTGTCTCCCATATCTTTATGGAAGTTCTCAAACACATTCCATTCTTTGCAATATTTAATCCCACGACCACCCCAGTTTTTATATCCTATTGAATTTTTATTATTGCATCTTCTTTTCATTGAAGACCATGATATATATGTTTTTGTAAAGCTTTTTCCATGTGTTTTTTGATAGCTAGATACCACCTCAGATCTTAAACAACCACAAGACTTTGTAGCTCCATTTTTCAAATGGCTACCTCTCACAGTCGTTAATTTACCACAATCGCAAACACAATCCCAATGACTATTTTTACCACTGTCTACATGTGAAAAAGAGACTACTACCAATCTTCCAAAATTTTTATTTATTAACTCTAATCTGTTTCTTCTCATAATTTTACCCTCATCTTATCTAAAATTTCTTTACGTAGTTCGTTTCTTGTCTCAGCATCACATCCATTACCCATTGTTTGTCTCTACGTGCTATCTCATGTTCAATCAACTTAGTAACAGATCCGTGTTTAATTAGCTTTTCATTCATCTCTTCACTAATTGTATATAAAACCTTACCATCTGATACCATCCATTCTTTAGTATTGTTTTGTTCTGTCATATGTTCCTTTAATATAATAATTCTCTCAATCCCCGCACATTCTGATACTCTATATATAAATACATTGTTATAATTGCTGTTATAGTGAAGCTAATTATAGCAACTAGCTTCTTCTCATTTTGTGGTGTCATCTCATATCCTCTACACTAAATGTTATTGACTTTGCAAACATCATCTTAACCTTATCTTTCCAAGTTAGTATGATTGTGCAATGTCTATTTTCTTGAGGCTTCATTCTATTGCGATTTAATATTCTTTTATAATCAAGGTAACTCTTAGATTTTTTAATGTAGCTTACTGTTGATGGTGATAATCCTGCAATTTTACCCAACTCTCGCTGTGAGAGTAATGGATTATGTTCTATGAACAATACTGTTTCTATGTAGACCTGTTTTGTGACTTTCATGTGACCCTTTCTTGTTATTTACTATACTCAGTGTACTACTCTTTTAGCTTAGCGTCAACCACTAGATTATGCTTTTCTTCTCTCTTAACAATAAACATAATTCTTTGTTTAGATATGCCATATTCTCTAGCAATGGTAGAGTATCCATTACCTGCTAAAAAGTTCTTGTAGATTTCTTTGTTGCGTTTTTCTTTTAGTATTGATTTGTTGTGTGAGTTCATATTATTCCCCGCATGTTGCAGTTATCTTATTATCTTCTATTGTAAATTCTAACAGCGACCCTCCACAGAGTGTAGATAGGTCTTCCACCTGCTTAGCCCTATCAATAACGGCTGTTTGTCTTATCTGTGCATCTTTGCCCATGTATATAGTTATAGCGGCTGTACATATGATTAAATACAGGGTGGCTACTATTAGTGGCGAGTATATTCCTTTCATTTCTTCTCCTTTAGTAATACTTTTACCATTTCTAGTAGTGAGTCTCTAGCTTGTTTCTTTGCTTTAGGGGTCATTGTGTCCCATTGGCTCATATATAGATCTAATGTGTTTTCGTAGTTTTTTATTGTCATGATTATGTGGTTTCACTAATTGCTATTGATGATAACTCGCTTGAAAGTGAGTGTGGGGATTGTATGTTAGTGTAATATTCTCCACCACCCTGCTCAAACATAGTGTTTTCCTCTTGTATTTCATCTACTATTTTATCCCATTCTTCTTTTGTGTAAGATTCTTCTGTCATGAAGTCTTCCATTTCGCATCCGTATCTATCTTGTGACATGTTGCCCTTTCTTGTTATTTACTTAGTTTAGTATATGTCTAATTGTACCTAGTGTCAACCACTAGAATAAACAAAAACACTGAGGCGGTGAGGCTTCAGTGTATTGCGTAAATAAGCAAGATCGGTATTAAACGCCGAAGCGTGGAATAGTCGAACTGACTATACTTTATTCTATCACTTACCTCTCAATCTTACAAATATTTTTTCCTTTTCCTCTTCAGTAGTTTGACTACGGTCATCTAGACGGGCATGATCTTGGAGGCAAATAAATAATACTTGGGTGTAGTCACTCAGTAGCTCTTCATTTCCGTAATACCATCTTCTTGGGTATCTATGAGCATTTGAGATAGCTTGTGTTGAGCATAGCTCGCAGTGTCTGATATCTTTGTCTATTTGGAGTTGTCTTAGTTTTTTATTAACTGACTTGTTTATAGAGGCTCGTGTTTGTTTCTTCTTACCTATTTGTTGTATTTTACTATACATTTGTTATTGTGATGATTAGTTTGTCCTCATCACATCCTATGATAGCTCTTGTTGTTACATCCCTTACATATCTTGTGTCATCATCTTTTATTACTCGACCGCATAGAGAATCGATAACTAATTTATGAGTGATATTGTCACTATCATGGCGTCTCTTATGTTTGTAGTGTTGGTGGATGGTTATGTCTACTATACCTTTTATCATTTTATTAGGTGTAGATGCTTTTATAAATTCATGTACTTCTTTGGCTATCTTATGGCGTGTTCTCCAGTGACCACTAGAATATATTTTATTCCATGATGGGAGCTTGTAGTTTGGTATTTCAATTATCATTCATCCTCTCCCCCATAGCCATAGCTTCTATACTTGGAAACATTGGTATTTCTATACCCTTATTAGCAAATGCTAGGTGTATTGATTCTAGTATTTTATTTATCTCTTTTGTTGTAAGTTGTGTTGTGGACTTCTTACCTGTGGCTTGTATTTGTACCTCACGCCATATAAGTTCCTTGATTCTCTCACCTGACCACTCAGCATCTACTTTTATTGTCTTTGATATATACATGCCTTGCTCATTCAAAACATCAGCTAGTTGTGAGAAAAATAGGTGTAGGGCAGAGTTTTGAGTGTTGGTGCGTGGTTTTGATTCCCTCATATTAAAATGGGACGTCATTTGATATGTCACTATCTTGTGAGTCTGTAATATCTGTACTACCCTCTATTTTAACGCTTTTAGCAAATATAGGTACTTTAGGGAATTTAACCCCTTTTTCCTGAGCGTCTCTAATTGCATCTGTCCAAAACTTATGCATGTTTACAAATGTTTTAGTTTCTTTTTCTACGTCGTTGATTGTCAAATAGAGTCCATCTCCATTTTTACTTTTATTTAACCAACATACGATTGTGTCTTTATATTCTGGCATGTGTTTCCTTTATTTATTTTACTAATTATATTCTATTGTGCTTATTTCCATGAACTCACTTGCGTCTATTTTTGATATATCTGAAAATGTTAACATATCATCACCATATCCAATTATTCTATTATTTAAAACAGATACATAGTTTGCCGTCGGTGACTCATTGTTTAAGAATGAATAGCCCTTATGAGTTATGAGCCAATATCCAGGTAATATTTCACCATTAGACTTATACTTAGCAATTAAACCACGATATCTTAACTTTTGAAAGTTGTTATATTCACTCTTTGTAAGTTCTAAATCATTTCTGGGATGTACTTTATTTAGTTTTAAAGCTTTTACATAGATAGCCATTTTATATAATGATCTTACTATTCCCTTACTTATTCGTTCCCTTCTCGGTGATATTGTTTGTCCACAACATTCACATATCTTTTTGTCTGTCATAGTACCTCTCCATGAGATTTTAACCAATAAATAGCTTTTCCTGCTTGATCAAGTGTCATCTTATCACCTTTTTTCATGTTTAATTCTACCCTAACTGCTTCTATTGTTACCTTCTTATCTCTCATTAAATCCATTATCTTCTTTCTTTGTTCTTCTGTGCTTAGACGTGGCTTGTTAATATATGCTTGTGGCTTTTTAGTAGCTCTATTTTCGGTATTATTCATAGTATCTGCATCATTGCCCTCATCTATTGCAAATAGACCGTTTAAAGCATATTTACGAGCGTAGCTAGAAGATGCACCAGTTATTTGTGATGAGTCCATCCCCTTTTTTATCTCTGATTCTCTAGCATAACCAATGGAGTGTATAACTTCTTCGCCTTTTTCTATTGATACAATTGATTTAACATAAAATCTATTACCGAGCATTACCATCTCATCGCTTAGGTTTATGATTGCACCATCTAAGAGGGGTTTCACAGCGGTTAAGATTGATTCTGCTGATCTGTAATTATAATTACTAAATTCATTCCTTAAATTCTTAGGAACATTCAGCTCTTGTTGAATATTATATAATTTTTCTTGTAATGACAATTTCTTGTTTGACATGTTACCTTCCTTGTTATTTACTCTCTATATCATATATCTATATTACCCTGGTGTCAACTACTAGTTAGCGATATAACCACTTTTCAAACTCTTCAACTGTTTCATGCTCGTGCTTATCTTTAAATCTTTTAACAAAGTCAACTGCTTTAAAATAATTCTTCAATGATGGCTTGCGAGTCTTTTGACCCACTTTCTGCCAATTGTTTTTTGTATTCATGTCTTAAACCTTTCAGTTTGTTACTTTCTTGTATTCCCCTTAATTCAATTGCTTTGTTTCCAAATGTTCCCACTGTTTTTTTATATTGATTTCTAAGTAAACCCAATCTGTAGGTTGATTGGTAAATGTTATTTATTAAGTTCACTGTAGATTGATCTTTTTGTGACATCTAAAGCCTCCATAGCTAGATTCCTTATGTGTTTTGAGTTGTTCGAGTTACTTGATATTTTCATCAATTTTTTCTTTAACTCTGTTAATGCATTTAAATAGTCTTTAATCATGTCTTATCTCCTTAAAGTTTCCAGTATAATCAAAGAGTAGTTTAAATCCTATACTGGCTTTTTCTGTATATCTGGTTTTTGCTATATATAAAATTATGTTTCTATCCTCTTGATCAATTAGGACCATCCCATCCTCATCAAGATTTTGTTTTCTGTTCAGTGATAATACATAATCACATTTGTGGGTTATTGACTTACTCCCTAAGATATCATCTTTTTGTAATATATTTTTCTTCATTGAAGCCCCATTTGGCTGAGCAAATATAAATAGCCAAATATCTGAATATTTTTTAGATATCTTTTGGAATACTTTAGCCCATACTTCTGTAACTCCTTGATTCTTTTGGTTATCACTTGCTCCAGATAGTTCATGTAGATGGTCAAAGTGAAAAACTCTATATCCATATTTATAATATTCATCAATCATTATTTCAAATCTTTCAGGTGTTTGTTTTGAGGTGTCATCTTCAAAGAATGTATCTACTACAATTACATCATTGCGAAGCATCTTGAGTGATTCCTCAGTGTTGCCACCTCCCTCAAATTGGTGTTTGTTTAGGTCACTCCACTGTTGGAGTATTCTAGCTCTAATAGCCTGTTCTGGCATTTCTAGTGAGAAGTAAACACTATTAACTTGGTTGTACATGTAGAAAACCCTAGTAAGCCAAAGAGCAAACCATGATTTTCCTGTACCTGGTTGTCCAAGTATTACATAATACCCATATGGAAAGTTGAAGTTTACATCTATCTTTTCAATTCCTGTAAGTAGTGATTCTCTTTTATTAAATTTAGTCAGATATCTATCAGGTCTGTTTGAATATAGCTTGGTTGATATGTTTGTCATAGTATTTTAACTCCTGTTTCTTCTTCCGCTAATTCAACGAATGATTTTATTTGTTTAAGTTCTCCATTTCTTATATCTCTACGTATCCAGTTTTGCACAGTTGCACTCATGTTTCTACCTTGTCTTTTTTTATCAGATGGTTTTTCTTTAATCCAACCAATGTAGTTTTCCTTGTAATATAAAACTTCCTTAACGGATATTTTCTGTGATTTTGCCACTCTCTCTATTTTAGGGATATCTAAATTATCGGTGAGAGACCTATTCTTTACTTCTTTTATTTCTTTATATTCTTGTTTAGTGTCACTTTGTTGTCCCTTTGTTGTCACTGAGCTGTCACTGGAGGTGTCACTAGCTTGTTGAAATTTATGCCAGTTATTGACTAAAATAGTGGTGTTTTTGTTGTCACTAGACAGTGTCACTAATTTGTACCTGTCCTGTAACCGCTCCGTTAGTGCTTTATGGAAAGTTCGTGGCTTAATTTGAAGCTCTTTTGAAGCCCAAAACCTACCACTAATCATCTTGCCAGTTTTATAATCTACACTAATTAAAATCCAAATAAAAATTTGAAGAGCTGTTTGATCGGTCATTATGTCGTGACCTCTTAGTTGTCTATGAAGCTTTATCCATCCGTTATTCATACGTTCCTTAAATCAGCAGGCGAACGACGAAGAACACCTGCTGGTTTAAAAATTCAATTTATTTTTATTTTGAAGTTCGTCGTTACTTTTTTCATTACTTATAAATATATACCTAAAATATATGTGGTGCAAGTAGATCTTTCTGATACGAACATGAGCCTCTAAAAGGAATCGAACCTTTGACCTACAATTTACAAAATTGTTGCTCTTCCAGCTGAGCTATAGAGGCGTGTGGGTATTATATAACAAGAAACCCACGGGCGAGCATGGGTTTTTGCACAAGATAATATTCGTTTTCTCCACCCTGTACATCGGAGGGTAGCACAAGGTGGAAAAGTCTAACTTCGATTTACTGATGGGTAAGGACAAAGTTAGGTATTAGTAATATGAATCATTTGATTGAAGATTGCAAGTACCACTTACTGTATCAAATCTAAAATATGTTTTCCTATAGGAGAGTACACACAATTTCTTAGCACCTGTCGTTTGTTTTTGATCTTATATCCTGATAGATCTACACCATGTAACTTCTGTAGGTCTGGTATCTGTGCTGATCTTATCTTGTCATGTTCAAACTTAGCCTCTGGTATGTCAAAGTTAGACCAGAAGTAGTGACGCTGTAATACTGCTGTAGGCTCTATGAGTGGCTTGTAATAGGGCTTAACATTTTCTACTATCCATTTACCTTTAAAGTTTGTCTGTAAAAACAATATCTCTTGATAGAGTCTCATATCTGGATATAATGGCTTAACTCCCCTATACCTGACTCCTATATTCTGCCTAAAACTAGAGTGAGTCTGACATGGGGGGCTTGACCATATGAAATCATACTCACTAAAGTGGTTTAATAAGTATTCATGAGCATCACCGATAACAAGGGTGTCTTTGGGGAATAAGTCTTTATATATAACCGCTATCTGTTCGTTATATTCTACAGATGTTACTTCGTGTTCATCACTCCAAAGCTTTCTGTTGCCACCAATTCCAGAGTATAAATTCAGGATTGAGAGTTTCTTTTTTTTCTGCATATTTTTTGCCTTATATTAAAACACTTTTTACAATAACTTTGAGGTTTTCCAGAAGCTCCAAGTTTGAACTCTGAGATTGCCTTATAGTTTCCACAATCAGCACATTCATAATTACCATCTGAATTTGGAACAATATATCTTTTTTGTTTTATTCCTTTTTTTCTTGCTTCTTTTAACCAATTAGATTTACTACATTCAATACAGTGATTTGATGGTGTATGTCCTTTTCTTTGATAAAATCTATCTAATGATAACTTTCTCTTACAAGTAGAACACGGCTTCTTTGTCCACTCACCATCTTCACTAACCCAACCAGCATGTATTCTAAAGTGATCTGATTGAGTAACTAACTGTAAGTTTTCTAATAAGTAATTCTTCTTATTGTTATCTATATGATGAATTTGATAACCTTTTGGTTTACTTCCATTTTCTTTTTCCCAAACATAAATATGTAGTTTTATAGATTTTCCATCAATCCATATAATTGGATAACCTTTTGAACTGTACCAAATACCAAATCCTTCATAAGTGCTTCCGTTTGTACCTTTGATGAATTGACCTTTTTTATTTCTTTTCATTAACTAATAATACATTGTTTATATGGCTTTATCAATAGCAAATAAATCTATATATTTCATAACCCCTCTTCATATATTTCATCTTTATCTTCCTGAGTAAATTTAGTTTTTGCTATGGCTCTGGCTTCTGGATAGTCATAATCGCCATTAAATAATACAGCCCAGTATCTGAGGATGTTGAATAGTATTTTTTCCCTTATTTGGGTTTCTGGGTCTCTACCTATCAATTCTATTAAACCAATCGCCATTATGACTAAATCAGAGGCTTCTTCGGCTATTGCATCAACACCTTGCTCTAGCTCTATAGCATCAGTTAGCTCTATAAACTCACGCATCATCATTGTGAGGTATGCGTTTATGTCTGCATTATCTTCTTTCATTACGGGTCTATCTTCTGTGAAGTTGTGTAACATTGTGAAGATGTCTGGTTTCATAAAAATCCTTTTATCCATTAAAATAATTTAGCCCATATACTCTTAAACCAATTAGCAAACTCTTCTTGATCTTCGTCTACCTGCTCTCTATGTATTTCTTTATGAAACTTTCTTCTAACTGCAACCGCATTTAAACCTGATTTTACCGCCTCTTTTGGAACATCATGGAGTATTGCATAGTGTATATTCAAGATATGATGTACTTCTATATTTGCATCTTCATGTCCTGGATTTTTCTTATGCCACTCTGTTCTTGCGGATTCTTTTATTGAGTCGGGAAATTCATAACCCCGTCTACTCACTTAATATTTATTCTCTGTGATGTATTTACGTACAAAGTTGATAATTACACTGAGTAGTGCTACTACGACTGGAGTCCAATCACCATAGTCTACTTGTGTGAGCCCTTGGAGTAGGTAGGTTGCAAATGCACCACCCCCAGCAATCATTGCACCCTTACCGACCTTCATAAGATCTTGTTTGAGTAATTCACCTCGTGGTGATATTTGTTTTTTTGCCATTACTTCCCTTTCTTGAATAGGTTTATAAAATTAGCTATGATTTGATTGATACGCTTTGTTGTTTCCTTCTGCTCTTCCAGTTCCTCAACTCTTCCAATAAGACGTTTGTTTTGTACTATCATCTCTTCAAGCTTGCTGTTTTGTGTTTCAAAGGATTTCTTTAAACTACTGATTTCATCCTCATACTTACGCCTCTGATCTTCCATAGCTGATTGGAGTGTCTTAACCTGTTTTTGGGTATCTGACTCGCTTGTAATTAGTCTTTCTACTTCACCAAGGATAACAGATTCAGTGCCTTCACTACCAAGTTTTTGAGCAAGTTGAGATACAAAATCGTTATGCTTCTTTTCAGAGTCTTTCGCCCTAGTTTCAAAACTTGTTTTTTCTCCTCTAAGATCACTATTCTCTTCTTTAAGTTTTGCATTTTCTTCTGTGAGTCTTTTAACATCCTCTCTGGCTTGTCCGAGATAACCTGCTCCTCTATCTGCTCCCCAGTGACATTTGTTGTCTTTTTGTCCGAGGTGTTCAATAAGTTTTTTTTTCGCTTCGTCTGAGTTGCCAGCGTTTAAGAAATCAAGTATGTCATCACTGGGTTCATCGGGAATGGGTTCAGGGTTATCTGTTGGTAAGTTCTTTGGTCTCAATACACCATACACACTTTTATATGAGTATTCCTTTATGTGTGATTCTCTACCACTTGGATCATTCTGTGAGAGGGTTCTAAACCTGTTAAGATCGGCTTTGTTGTCAGAAACTATAGCTATGTGACCATAAGGACCATAGTGACCAGTCCATATCATTACATCACCTTCTTTAGGGATAAAATCTGCGGTGTTTGAAATCTTGTCAAAGTTGTTGTAAAGGTTGGGATCTGATGCGTAGTTAGACCAGAAGTCTTTTGCTCCATTTACACCCTTAGGTTGTGATATCTCCAAAACCTCATTATTGAAAAACCTAAATAAATCTACACATTGAGCCCCGTAAGCTCCATCCCAGTCAACCTTTTTACCGTTATATTTATCAATAAATTGTTTTGTTGTCATAAACCCCTGGTACTTTCTAAGGTAGGATATATCCTAAAAATATTTTAGTTAATACATCTCTTGATTCTTTTATAAATAAAAGTGCACCTACAACAAACATTATAGCCATAATTCTGTACATCTTCAATGTGTTATATTTACTCTTTGCTTTCATCTTAACTAGATCTAACTCTATATCATGCACTCTATGTGCTATACCATCCTCACCATGTCGACCCAGTAATATTTCCCGAAGTTCTTTTATAGACTTCTTAACATCATCAAATTGATTAGTTAACCACTCTTTTTCAGTTATCAAAGGTGCACCTTTCATTCTGCAAGTCCCCATAAACTAATTAGGTTAAAAACACCTAGTGATACAAGAACTGATAGTAGTATTATGATTGTATTCATTTTGTTATCTCTACCCTTATTGTTTAGTGTTTTTTCCAGTACCTCTTTTAAGATACTTACTGAATACGCACTTGGGTTATTGGCGAGGTTATCTATTGTTTGTTCGAGTTCATCGATTTTCAATAAGATATCCTCATCTGTCATTTTTTTGTCTTTCTTTTAAAGAGTTTAGGCTTTCTTAGCTTCAACTTTTTTTTCTTCAGTTTTAGTTTTGGTTTTTTTAATTTCATTCTCAATTACTCCCATTGCTGTTTGTAGTGCTTGATGCTCCTGAAGGTTTCCCTTGTAAGCACTTATTACTTGTTTTACTAGATTTATTGCTTCATCAATTTTCATAGTTTCCTTTGTAATATAGATTACAATTTATTATACCTCATCTTCAGTATTTTCCCAATCACCCCAAACTAGTTCCATTACTGGCTCTTCTTCAGTTCCAGTGTTGTGCTCTAGTTGGAGGGTGTAAGCATAAGACTGCTTGTTTTGGTTGCAATCAGCACTTGCTAATACTTCTGGGTGAAACCATGTAGCCCACTCATCACCAGTAACTGTTACTGATTCTGAATGAATTGGTCTTGCTCCAGTTTCTTTATAATCTTCACTTGTGTAGATCTCTATTGTAAAGACTTTATCCTTACGAGAATCATTCCCGTTGATTTGTTTAATATTTAGATATGCGGTGGTTATTTCACCGTTATAGGGGTTGTTGAAGGTTTTACCCTCTTTTAGTTTAAGTCCCATGATTCCTTTCGTTAATTACTATACTGTTACTTTTCTTGCCTTTGTTCTAAATGAAAAATTAAATTAGTCATCTATTAAAACCCCACCAAATTCTCCAGTTATGATGGTGTTATTGTCTGAAACATCTTCACATCTCCACTTTATATCTGTACGAGCTGGATATACAAACCAGCCATTATTCTCGAATGTATAAGAATTGCTGTGCGAAATTGCTGGCACGACGGTTGTATTGAAAACACCGCCATACTCCCTATTTCTTATCGAGACTGTAGCAGAACCAGGTGACCCGTTAGCTCTAACCATTTGCGCATTAGCTCTACTTATGTATAAGGTCTTACCCAGAGGTACTGTATAAGCTGCCATAGCGGTTTGGTTTAAACCACTAGGCATAACTGCAAATATATTCGATGTGGTAGTTGTATGTCTTAGCGTTATTTCTCCTGCATTTGTCCCACCAGACCCAGCACTAGTCACCTTTATTCTACTACCCCCCCGATAGTATGTGCTAACACCAAGTGATACCCAACTAGTACCGTTCAGAGTTACTTCTACGTCTGGCATTTCCGCCCCTGTACCGTCTAGTAAGTTGAAAATCTTTACTGTTCTAGCACCTGTACCACCAGATGTGTCATCTCCACGGCTTGATCTAATCTCCATAGTCTCAGCTGATCCCGTTGGAAACCCAGTATAATCACCCCCACCATTCCATATATCCTCTGGTGCTGATCCTGTATCAATATCATTATTCTTACCAAATTTTTCGAATATAGAGACTCTAGGAACATTTCCCCTAGCTACTTCCAGTCTCCATTCTGGTGTTTGCCTTATTGTTGATTCTGACATAGTTTATTCCTTTAAAATTAAATCCACTCACTACCATCATATATCAGTACGATTGATTCTCCTGAATATAATATACTTGTTGCCGATATACTACTAATTGATCCTGACAGCGTTACGGTTGAGGTGTTCTTATTTATAATCTTGATTTCTTTCCCCGTTACTGTTGTTGGTAATGTAAGTATGTAATCACTAGTACCGTTACAAATGTGTATTTCCACATCATCACTCATGGTAGCTGTAGTTGTGCTTGTTTCTGTTGATTTGATTCTGTCACCAGCTGTTTCTAATGTATCCCCTAGTCTTACATCACCTGAGTTAGTATAGATTGAGTAGTCTGTAGTTGCTGTGTTTTGATCTTCAATGTAAAGACCATAGTTAGTTGTTATAGTTCCAGCGTTGATTGGTGTTTGAACCAAGAAACCTCTTGAGGTTGTTATGGTTCCACCAGCTAGTCCATTTCTAGTTCTTGTACTAAATCCTATTGCGTTTTTTAGGGTAGCACTTGACTGGTTTCTAGCAGTGAAAGAAGCACCTGCAACAGTAGTAGAACCTGTGTTACTTCTAGCTTCTACTCTAATACCTGTTTGCGTAGATCCTGTTGAATACCCAAACTGAGCTTCTAAATCCATTAAGGCATGAGTGCTTGACCCTGATCCAAATGTTTCATAAATCTTTAAAGCTGTTTGACTATCTGGTGCTGTACCTATTCCAAAGTATCCAGTGCCATTAACTCCTGATTGCAATGTCCCACTACTATTTTGCCATTCAGTTAGGTTGGCTGTTTGGGATGCTGCTGCTTTAACTGTTAAGCCTATTGTTGGGGCTGTGAAGCCATTGATTAAAACATTACCTGATGAAGAAATCCTTAGTTTTGTAGTAACAACATTACTACCCCTAGTATCTATACCAAAAAATGAGTCAGTAGAAGCTGCACCCTCCCAAGCACTGTAAAATGATCCTAATACTGCCCCTCCCACACCAGCAAATTGCATCCTAACTCCAACATCTGTTGCAGCTGCTTGGGTATTTCTAAAATAAGCTAATGTTTGAAAACCTGAACCAACTAAGTTTGCACTTATTGGGGCTGGTGGGGTTATATTAGATCCGATAAATCCATCACTAGTAACTCTGGCTAGAATAGCACCACTACTATTTTGCCATTCTGTTAAGTTGTTTGTCTGAGTTGCGTTTGCTTGGATTATTGATTGGGTTTCGTCTGCTGATCCTTGAACGTGGAGTTTCCCTGCTGGTGTGCTAGTTCCTATGCCTAGTCTGCCGCTTTTGTCTAACTTCATATGCTCGGTGAGTGCAGCGCCTGCAGAATTGGCTGTATAAAAACTCATGTTTCCACCACGATCCTCAATACCACTTGTTTTAACAGCTATCCTAGCTACAACTCTATTAGCACTTGAGTATGTATCAACCCTACTGATGTCGTTAACTGTGTCATCGTCTTCATGTCCAAGCGTTAGATATGATCTTGTACCCTTTGTGTTTTGACCCGATAGGTGTAGAAGTGTTTGAGGGTTCGCTGTTCCAATCCCTAATAACCCCACCCCATTTGTATCTATATAAAACATGGAAGTCCCGACTCTATTTCTCATGTTTATAATAGTCCCATCACCAAAGGTGCTTGACTGTCTACCTATATATACAGTCTTATTTTCACCATCCACCAATATATCACCAGCTGTTTGTGATCCTCCAGGGTGTACCTCTAACACACCTCCTGGACTATCAGTACCAATACCTACATTACCGTTTTTATCTATTCTTATAGCCTCTTGTGCATTAGCAGAACCAAGGCTAAGCTCAGCATCACTAACCCTTGTACCAATTGTTAGAAGTCTATTTGTGTAGCTCCACCTTATTGCCCCACCCCTAGGTTCGGTTGGTGTTCCCATATAAAAATTAGATGAAGAAGCATCTGGGGTTAAGAAAGTAAAACCTCCTGTGGTTTGTATATCTAGAATAAAGTCATCAGCTGATACATGTGGTGTGCCAGTTGATCCTCCACTAGATACAATATCAAGAATACCTCTTGGACTAGTAGTACCAATACCCACGTTATATTCATCATCAACAACTATTTGAGCAGTTCCCGATGAGTTTTGTATTTGGAATATGTCTGATGTTTGAGTAGCGTTGGCTTGGATTATTTGTTGGATTTCATCTGCACTACCAACTATATGTAACTTGGCAGTTGGATTGTTTATGTTTAGACCCACTTTGTCATTTCTTAAAGTGAGTGTGTCTGTTTGACTTCCAGGGTAAATCTTAAATATATCGGTGTTATTAGTTACGTCTTTGAAAGTGAAATAATCTCCAGAATTACCTTGTACTTGGAATCTCCATTCATTAGTATCTGTTCTTAAAGATAATCTAGGCAAAGAGCCTGAGTTTGTGTTTTCTATAAGAATACCTTGTAAAGTTGTTCCCTGAATATGTAATAGATCTTCTGGACTATCAGTACCAATACCAACTCTCTGATTAAGAGTATCTACATTAAAGACAGGAGTAGTGTCATTGGCTTGTATTTGAAAGGCTGTTGTTGTGTCTGTTGTTGCTATGAAAGGTTGGTTAGCTAGGTCTAGACGGGCGTATATTGGGTTTAATCCAGATTGTAGTGAGTCTGAGTCTATTAAAAGAGCTCCTGTAGTGGGATTGGCGGCAATACGAGTTGGAGTTTCATTATCTATAGAAGAAACACCTAGAATAGTTGGGATATAGTTTTGATCTCTTGGTGCTTGTGCCATTATCCTAGCTCCACAATAATTGCATTATTAACTGGATTTACTGCTATTCTAACTGGAGTAGCTAAATCTAACATTGAAACTGCTAGTAATACAGTGATGTAGTTATCATCTCTTGTAGCTTCCATGTTTTATCTCCCATAACCTGATAAACCGCTATAATCCTTACCCATTCCATTTCCATAATTAGACTGCATTTGATTGACTGGCATAGGCTGTTCAAAACCTGATGACATGCTAAAGCTTCCACCACCCATAGCTTGTCCCTGTGGTGCTGGTGCTGGTTGTTGTGGTGCTGGTGGAGTTTGTGGTGCTCCAACTGGTGCTTTTCCCTGTTCTTTGACTAATTTACCATCATTCTTGAGCTGTTCTATTAAAGCAACGGTAATGAGGTCTTGACGATCTTGTGGTTCAAACTTCGGCATCTTTGGTGCTTGTGGTGTAGCTGCTCCAGCTGGTCCACTAGCTTGAGTCATCTCGCCCTGTGGCATTGGTTGCACTGGTTGTGAAATAGGCGCATCTGGGGGTGGTGTTTGTCCACCATCCCTTCTTTTCATTGCTTGCATTATTTCGGGTGACATTGGATTTGGCATATATTCCTTTATGTATAAAAAAACCACCCTGTTAGAGGTGGATGTGTGTTTGATCCTATACTTGCCATTATATCACAAATTAGTGTATGCTGATTATATGATAATATTTTTACTCGTTCTAGCATACGCACTATATAAATTTAGATACGTTTTCTACGCTCTAATTATGGGAATTGCTATTTTCTTTGAAGAAGCCTTAAAAGACTAGCGGTACATAAACCCTGGTTGTACATCCTGAGGTTGTTCTGGTTGTTCTAAATCTAACCCTGGTTGTGGTTCTGCCATACTATTTGACACCGCACTAGCACCTGCTCCAGATACTGCACCTTGTACACCCTTGCTGACTGCATTGGGAGATACTCCAAAGCTTATACCTAGTTTACTTGCAAATCTTAGAGTATTTCTTACACCCTGTTTATTGCCATTAGCTGAAGCCATCTGTAAGGCACTATTTAGCATTTTTGCTTGTGTTAGTGGTTCGCTAAATGCTGTACCAAATGCGTCAAATGCTTTTTTACCTATCAACAGAGGTGGGTTAATAACTCCTAGTGGAAGGTCTCCAAATTGCCAGAATGACTTTGCTTTCTTTTGATTTAGTTTTTCACCAATCTCCATAGCCATGTATGATAATTGTTTTGCTCTATTTGTTCCTTCAATTTCTGGATGGAATTTTTCTATAAACTCTTTAACAACTGTGGCTGATTCTTGCTCTACTAGTTTTGTTGATGATTTTGTTACACCACTTCCCACTGGGAATGCTTTTTGTAGTCTTAGTTTAATGCTGTTTAATTCTTGCAATGGTATTTCATCGCCAGCACTTCTAATTTCTGTTATATATTTATCTAAAAGGTTACTAGCTGGTTCTAATCCTGCTTTGAACTCCGCCCCTTCAGTCATTGTTTTATACTGTATTTTTTCCAAATCAGCTATTACATCTGCTGTTTTTGCTGTTTTTCCTTTAAGTATATTTGTTAGTTTTGCAGAAGATGCTTTTAAGTCTTTCTGAGCTACTTCTTGTAACTCCTTGCCACCTGGCTTTGGTATTCCATACCTCTCCATTATATCGGCAACTATGTCTCTACCACCAGTTTTATTAGCATATGCTTTTTGTTCTGCTTTGGGGTTTATTTCTAATCCTCTAGCAACCAAATCTCTGGTTTTTTTATTAAATCCTTCTTCTACTCCCTCTTTAACAGTTGTTTTTACTCCAGCCTCTGCTGTTTCAGATACGGCTTCTTTACCCATCTGTTTAACAGCTGTTTCTGCACCTTCTCCAAGTAGTATTTTAAGTCCAACTTTACCAGCCACACCTTTTATTGCTGGCTTAGCTACTGCACCAACACCAAACATTGCCCCACCTAGTATTCCGTCTGTAACACCCTCAATCACAACCGCTTGAGCCATATCGCTTAAATCTTGTTCTTCTGGATTTAATAACTCCCTTAAGCCTTGTTGCATGCTTTTACCAATAGTAGCACCAGCTACTCCACCAGCTATGCCGCCTGCTGCAGTTCCAAGTCCTAGCGATGCTATACCGCTTCCAGTACCACCGAGAATACTACCAACTACACTGCCTGCAATAGGGAGAAACTCCGAATCACTAAGCCACTGCACTAATCCACCATCTACGTCACCACCATCACTGGTAGTTTTAAATACTGCTGGTCTTTGATCTACCATTCCATAATGACTAAGATCTCCTGTTTCGTTATTTCTGATTAAGTCGCCTTTTTTTGCTACCTCACCCAGCATATTAAATGCTTGTGGTGTTTCTGGTTCTTGTTCTGATTCCACTCCTAGTTGTTCTCCTACATCAAATCCAGCTGAGGATAATCCCTCTTGCTTTCCTTTGTATTGAGCCTCTAAAGTGCTTTTTAATAAATCTATTTTGTTTTGTGCTACTTTTGAGCTATCTGTTGTCTGCGGTAACATCTTTTGATATCTTGCAATATCGCCTTCTGCTAGTTTACCACCCTCTAAAGCTCTACCTATGATTTGGGCTGCTTGAAGTGTTTGTGCTTGAACTGTTTTAGCTCCCGTGTCTAGAGGGTTTATCATTCCGATTCTACCCCTAATTTGTCCAAACTCTCCACTAGTAGATACTGTTTCACTTAAGTTATCTAGTAATTCAATTGAGTTTTTAATATCTGACAATTCAGTTGCTTTAGCTGCTGGAAGATCTCTTGACCCAACTGATCCACTTTGTAAATTTAATAAATCTCGCTGTACTTTCATACCCTCAACTTGTTGCTTTTGAATATCAAGACCCATCTTCTGCTGAGACATTTGCTCACGTTGTTTATTGTTTATATATGCTTGTGTTTCGCCATAGGATCTACCTGAGGCTTTAGCTTTAACCTTAAACTCGTTTACTTGGTTGGGGTCTAAAAAATTATATGCTGACATTGTTGTAACTTTCGTATAACTTCTTCTCTTCATCTGATAAGCTACTTTCACCTAACATTAGTGCTTTTTTACTTATCTTATCCCTCTTATTTAATGCTACTGCTTTATTTCCAGCCTCTCCCAAAGCACCTGGTATTCCTTTTATACCACTCCATATTGATGGCAGTATTCCAGAAAACTCTTTTTTATCTGGTTCTGGTGTTGGTTGTTGATTTCCTGAGTGCCACATTCTACCAGTTACATCTGCCTCGCCTTCTTTCAAGAATCTTTCATCTTCTGGTAAAGACATCCATTGCTCTCTTGTTGCTTGTTCTTCTGCTGTTTTAAGCATATCTGCTCTATCAAATCCCTCTTCAGTTGTTGGTGCTTCAGTGCCATCTGCTGTTGGCATTCCAGCCTCATCTAGTTCTCCCCAATCACCTGCTCCATACTCACTTCCTTTAACCTCTTGGGTTTTTTTATTTACCCATTCCATAGTTCCATCACCATTTATATCTACTAGCGTCCAATTATCTTGAGCATCTTTTTCATCTTGCTTAGCGTCTTGTCTATCCTGTCTATCTAGTATTGCTTGTTGATATGGTGTTATTTTTCTTGCTTGATCTGTTTTAAACCCATCATACTTCATGCGAATTGTATTCATTATAGCTGTATTAGATGCACCACCAGCTTTAGCCTTAGTCACAAAAGATCTAGCTTGTGCGTTGAATTCATCTAGGTTACTTGCTGTTGTTGGTTCTGCCATAATATCCTTTATTTATTGAAACATTCCTTTTCCGTATTGACTCTTAAGAACATCATGTCTTGCTCCCCTTGAGTCGTAATATTCTACATCTAAGTGATTTCCTGTTTTACCGTGTGTGTTTCCCGTGTTTCCTATAGCACCTACAACCTGACCACCCTTAATAGTATCGCCTGGTTTGTAGTCTGCCATTGATCCATGTTGCATGTGTGAGTATTTCAATATTTCACCTGTTTTCTTGTTTTTAACCTCAAGTGAGTTTCCCCACCCTTGATTCTGAGCTTCACTGAAATCCTCTGGTCTTCTTGCCTTAACATCATTTCTTGATTTTACAACTTCCCATTCTTGACCCTTTGGAAGAGATACTTTTGTACCTGCTGGACCTGCAAAGTCTGTACCCCTGTTTATTCTGCCGTTTAGATATGGCTGATTAGCTTTAGCTGTTACAGTTACATCACCTCCAAATACCGCATCTTGTGTTTCTGCTTGTGGCATTGGTTGTTTTATTTCTTCCTGTAGTGCTGTTTCAACAATATTTTGTGTTGCCTTTGGTATTTCCCCCATATCTGGCAATGGCTGTTCCTGAGATATTTCATTATCTAGGGCTTCTTTTACAAGACCCTGTCTTGTTTGTTGTTGTGTTTCAACTGGTTGTTGTATGTTCTCAACGACTGGCTGAGTATTTACTTGTGGTGCTGGTTGTGAAAACATCTGAGGGGGTGGCTTTACCTCTCCACCAGATCTATCTAATTCACTTTGTTGACCAGTCTCTGCCATTATTTGATCTTGTGTTTTACCAGTAGCATCATATGGCTTTGATTCCTGCTGTTCTCCGCCTTGTCTACTTTGAGCCTTTGATCTAGCCATATCCATTATGTCTAGCCCTGGTTTTGGTGTATCTATAAACTGCTTAGCTCTACTTGATGTTTCTGTTTGCATTGAGGGCATGTTTAGTGACACCATATCAGTACTACCAGGTGTTGCACCTGCTATCTGCTCTTGTTGCTGTAGGAATGGGTCTTGATATGGCATTTTATCCCCAGAATTGGTCTGCTAATTCGTTTTGTTTATCCATGTATTCTAAAGAGTTTTGAAATGCATTCTCTTGCATTGCTAAATCATGAGCTCTATTTGACTCTGCGTTTGTCCAGTTAAAACCTGCTTGCTGATTAGCTACTAGTCTATTTAATTCTAATTGAGATGCGAATGTCCACCCACTATATTCACGAGCTTGCATAATGTTTTTATCTTGGTATTCCTGCAACCAAGGTGTCATCATCTTCTGTTGTTGTGCCATTTCTAGTTGAGCGGCTTGATTCATGTTTTGCTCAGTCATAGCCAAGCGTCTGCCTTGTCTCTCATTAAGCTCACCTAATTGAGTATAGGTTTTCATTAAATCACCGACTTCTTGATTTTGAATATTAGCTACCTGACCCGCTGTCATTACAGTATCGCTTGCACGACTTTGTATTTGATCTGGTAATCCACGAATAGAAGACATAACATCTTCTGCGCTCTCTTTAGTTCTTAAGTAGTTTTCTTGTTGATCATCATAACCATAGCGGTTTGCGAATCTATCTCTAACTTGCTGTGCTGTTTCTTGACCCTCTAGAAAACCTGTAAATCTATCTCTAAAATCTGCTCCCTCTGCTCTCTGTTGTCCATAATCAAATGGTTGCATAAATGGTTCAATCATGAACTGTTCTGCATCTGTGCCAAAAGATTTATCACTTTGATTTACTGCTGTTGGGTTATTATATCCAGATTGTTGAGCACTAGCTGATTGAGCTCCTGTTGGTGCATACTTCGATGTTTGTGGGGTTGGTTGTGCTGTTGAACCAGGTGTAGAAGAACCCCAAGCACCACGATCATATATATTAGTATTGTCGCCTGGTCGAGCTGTTCCGCTCTCTGCATGTACTGGAAATTCCATGTTTTGATTAACTGCCATAAAAAAACCACCCCTAAAAGAGTGGATGTACTTTATCCTATTGGTATTATATCACAAGTCTAGACTGTTTCCCATGTCTTATTAACAGTGTTCCATATATAGAGATTACTTGTGTCTTCTCCATAGTAAACTTGAATCTGAGTTCCTCCGTCTGTTGGTCTA